ACCGAGATAAACTATTAAAAGTTATCCGTGAATGTTCTGATGCGATGGTTCGAGCGTCAGCGGAGAAAGACTTTATCAAAGAAGCAACCGCTGATATCAGCAAACAATTACAGTTACCTAAGAAAATCGTTCAACGAATGGTTAAGGTTTACTGGAAACAAAATTACGATGAAGAAGTGGCAGTCCACGACCAATTTGAAACTTTATATGAAACGGTGGTGAAATAATGCCTAAATTTACTCTAACATGTGAGCATGATGGTCCAGTTGGATCAAAAAATACTTTAGAATTTGAAGCTGACTTTTTACCAACTGTACTTGAACACTTCAGGCAATTCTTAAAAGGTTGTACATTTGAATTTGATGGTGAATTGGAAATTAGTGATGTTGATTACAGGCGTCACAGAGAACCTGAACCTGGTTATGATGATGAGTGTGAAGAAGATTATTCTGTTGCAGGTTCCCAAGCATTCAATACCATGGCTGGTAATTTAATTCAACCAAAACAAGATGTGACAACTGAGGACTTTTGGGGTGAAACTCCATCTATCGGTGCATTCAACACAAGCAGTCCTAAATGTCCTGTGTGTGGTTTGCCAGAATCAATTATGAAGCGTAGCGTGTGCTTTGATAAAAACTGTGGACTTAAAAAATAATGCCAACAAGAGATGAAATGGCTAAATTTGCCAAAGCAATTGATGTAATTGTGGCAAGAACAGATTACAATTATATTGAAGCCATTCTAGAGCATTGTAAAGAAACCGGTCTTGAAATTGAGGTTGCAGCTACATTAATTAATGCAAACCTAAAAGCCAAGATTGAGAATGATGCAATGGATAATAATATGTTGAAAGAAAAGGGTGCTAGACTTCCTATATGACTGGTTATGAAACCTTTGGTTTATATCAAGCACTTAAATTACACTTTACACAAGAATCATATGACTTCTTTAAGTACAATGGTAAAACTAATGTAAGTGTGACCACATTCGACAATAGAAAAGACAAGTATCATTTCCATAAACTTTCTCGTAGATTATCTCAAAAAGAAGATATGATTGATTTCATTGTTGCTAATCTTATTGAAGATGGAAATACTTGGGTCGGCTCTCTTTTGACAGAAGATGCTGAAGTGAATTATCGCAAGCACCAGAAGGTTATACAATCAATTTCCTATATTTTTGAAAATGAATGTAGGAATGTCTTTAGTGGACTTGATAATCCAAACGAAGTATTGAAGACAGAAGGTGACTATCCAATTCTACTTAAAAGTGGTCTAAGGAAAGAGATAAGCATTGAAACTGTTTGCCTATTAAATAATGTTCTCGGTTTTGTACCGATGTGGTCTCGAAAGATTGCCGACACAATACATTGGCCTAATTACAGGATGAAATTGCTCAAGTATGCCGCATTTCTTCCTAAGGATGATGTAAAATATAAGTTATTATTAAAGAAAGTATTAGATACATGAAGGTAACTAAAATTTATTTGGACATGGATGGTGTTCTTTGCCATTTCCAAAAACGTTTTAATGAATTGTTTGGTGTACAATCATCCGAAGTTCGTAATCGTAAAAACTTTACTGAACATTGGCCATTGTTTGTTGCACAAGAACAATTTGAAACACTTGAGTGGTTCCCAGGCGCTCATGAGCTTTTGGAATTTGTAAACGCTTCTGGAATTGAGATTGAGATTCTTTCTTCCTCAGGCGGTGAAAGATTCCACACCGAAGTTCAGAAACAAAAGAACGTGTGGTTGAAAAGTAAAGGTATTGATTATCCTGTCAATATCGTTCCGGGTCGTAAGTTTAAATCAGACTATGCAACACCGACCACAATTTTAATTGACGATACTGAGGATATTATTGTCAATTTCAACGCTGCTGGAGGTATTGGTATTCTTCACAAAGATATCAATGAAACTTTGGACAGACTCAGGACTCTGCTTAAATAATATACTAAATAATGGTACATTATGATATTGTGGATAAAACTTATACTACGTAATACAATTTATACAAGGAAAAATATATGACTTCATTTGCTAACCTCAAGCGTAACCGCAACTCATTCGAGAAGCTCTCAAAAGCGGTAGAAGCAACCTCAACAGGTTCAGACGCAAACTCCAAAGATGACAATCGTTTCTGGCAACCAGAAGTAGATAAGGCAGGTAACGGCATGGCTGTTATTCGCTTCTTGCCTGCACCTGCTGTTGATGGTGATGATGCACTTCCATGGGTTCGCACATTCAGCCACGGATTTCAAGGTCCAGGCGGATGGTTTATTGATAACTGCTTGACAACTCTTAATGAGAAGTGTCCAGTTTGTGAACACAATAACACATTGTGGAATTCAGGAATTGAAGCTAACAAAGATATCGCTCGTAAACAAAAGCGTAAACTATCTTATGTTGCTAACATTTTGGTTGTGTCAGACCCTAGCAATCCTTCTAACGAAGGCCAAATCAAACTGTTTAAGTTTGGTAAGAAAATCTTTGACAAGATTACAGAAGCAATGAATCCAGATTTTGCTGATGAAACACCAGTTAACCCATTTGATATGTGGGAAGGTGCTAACTTCAAGTTGAAGATTCGTAATGTCGAAGGCTATCGCAATTATGACAAATCAGAATTTGCTGATGTGTCTGCTTTGTTTGATGGCAACGATGAGAAACTTGAAGAACTGTGGAAGAAAGAATTCTCTTTGAAGGATTTCACAGAACGTAAAAACTTCAAACCTTATGACCAATTGAAAGGTCGTTTGGATAAGGTTCTTGGTTTTAGTGGTGCACCTATCGCTAAGACAAAGGCTGAAGATACAGTTGCAACATTTAAAGATGATGTTTCTGTATTGGATAAACCAATTCAATCTGACGATGATGACCTGGATTATTTCAAGTCACTCGCTGAATCAGATTAAACAAATCCCATGCAAGTGTGCAACCCCGCTTCGGCGGGGTTTTTTATGCGACTCTACCAAACAAGGTAGTAAACACATCATCGAATGCTGATGGTATGTTTGGAGTGCCTTGAGTTCCTTGGCCACCGCCACCAGTTTTACTGTTGTTGTTGGTGGTATTATTGTTTATGATAGTTGTTCCCGCTTGGCCAGCACTTGCTACTTGTACTGAAGAAGTTGTTAATGCACTACCTGTTGATGGTCTAGGTGGAACCTGAGATGCGGATGCCATCGTTTGTCCCGAAGAAGGTAAATTTAACATAGCAACTTGTTTACCTGTAGATTCCGTTGCACTTGTCAGTTTACTAGCATAATTTGGGTCTGTAGCATATCCTGCTTTTTGTAATGCACCAAAATATTCTCCTGATGTTTGAGCTTGAAAAACTCCAGCTCTCTCATATCTTTTATTATTTTTTAAGAAACTAACATAGTCATCAACAGCTTCTTCTGGACTACTATAAGACCTAAATGGTTGTGGCAACTTAACTGTTACACCATTAAGAACTTCATGTGTCATTACATCTGATTTTTCACCTGACCAACTTTTATCAGCTTTAATGCCAAAATAATTATATTTACCTGATGTTTTTGTCCCCCAAGCACTTTCAAACCCCCATTGTGTTAACAAAGCATTAGGGTCAACTCCGCCAAGTTTCTCTGATGCTTTAACAGCAAGAGGATACATAGTTGTTAAAAAATCTTCTTTAGATTTGAATTCACCATTTGGTCCTGTATTCGCACTTGATGGAACCGGAGTTGGACTAAGTTGTTCTGCTGTTGGACCGCCTTGGCCACCACGGCCAGCACCTGCTCCGCCAGCTGGCGTTGGTGCAATTTTCATTCTTCTCATTTCAGCTGCATCCATACTTCCATCTGCTTGGCTTTTTAATGCAGCGGCATGTTGTATATCTTGCTGTTCTTTAACAACACGAGATTCTTTAATTTCGATAGCTGTTTTACCTGATGCTTTAGCTTCAGCAATTTTAGCTCGCAATTCATCTTTAGTTCTTATTTCGCCTGAGGTGAATCTGGATACCTCTTCATCGGTCCTATCATCTCCAAGCAATTCTGTTAAACCTGCATCAATCTGAAATACTCTTTTTGCAAGTTTTGATGATTGACTACCCCTGTCTTGAGCTATACGCAAATCAGATTTTTCTTTTGTATTAGCTTCTGAATTTTTCTTATCAATTAAGTCCATTAACCATTTTGCAGCCAACAGGCCACCAACAAGGCCTAAAAATACTGGACTTGTTAGTAAAGGTAATAATGTACGAAATACGGTACTTATACCTTTAATAACATCTAAGCCAAGGCCAAATACTTTTACTAAATTATCTGGAGAAAATAATGCTCCCAATGTTGCAGTAATTGCTGAAACAATTGTTCCACCAAGTGTTAAAAGTGGTGCAAGAGCACCGGTGATTGCTGAAACAATTGTTCCACCAAGTGTTAAAAGTGGTGCAAAAAGTGTTGATAAGAATCCTAAAATTCCAGTTTTCTTTTCTGGTTCTTTTGATGTTACTGGTGTTGGTGCCACACCTTTTTGTTTGCCAAATTGTGTCTCATAAGCAGATTCACGCTCACTAGATTTTCTGAAGTACATATCAGCTTTATTGGTTGCTTCTCCGCCTTGGAGTTTAACCAGTTTGACAATGTTCTGTCTCATCACATTCATGTCTCTAGCTATATCAGGTAGAGTCATTGAATTCTTTGCAGCCAGCTGTGTGTTTAAACTTACATTTCTTGTTTCATTTGTTAACCCATCTATCTTAGATTCCAATTGCATTGTTGAAATCTGAGGAGCCGGTGCAGATAAAGATGTTGGTGATTTACCAGTTGTTTGAGTTGCAGAATATGTTTTGAACAGAGATGGCGCAATGGCAGCTGCCAATCCTTTTTGATTGAACATTCGTCTTGGGTCAATTTTCTCTAAGGCTCTTTTACCCAAAGCTGATGCTAATCCACCGCCTTTTGCTTTTTCTGATTTATAAATTTCTGCTAATCGTGACATTTATTTTGCCTTTTGTTGTTTCAATCTCTCTTTTTCTTCTTCTAAAAACTTCACTAACATATCAATATATACTTGTCGTTCCCAAGGTAACATATTATCCAATTCTGTCAAACTATATTTGTGGTGTTGCATTAATGCAAAATTAGTTTGATAGTAATTACCTAGGTTATCATAATTAAAATTTAGACGAAAAAATTTTGAATTCCCTCTACCTCGATTCTTTCCTCATATCCACACTTAGGACATTTAAAGTCCAAATCTTTTTTGATTTTTGGCATGGTTGAAAAGAAATTTTGAATCTTCTCTATATCATCTTGTTGTAAGTTTTCAATAAACTCCACAAGCTCTTCTTTTGGTGTATCTTTTGCATAATACATTTGATTCTCATCGTAAATGTAATCAATACAATTCGCAATGATATCGATTGTTTTTTCTATATTGTTTTCAACTGATTCATCATTGAATGATGTTTCAAAACTAGGATACTTCATAACAAGTCCTAGTTTTGGTGAAATAACAATTTTAGTAGAATGTTCTTTATCAATTGTTGGTTCAATCTCCAACAATTTTAAATCAAACTTAACTAGACCACCACATGTCTTTTCTTCACCATCGTCTTTTTTGACAATGTTGTTGCAGTTGTATTTGAGGTTAACTACCTCACCCACAGACCTAGCACGAAGCTGCATGAATAAGTGTTCAAGGTCGAATGTTGGTAATGTTTCAACATCCACATCTGATAAAATACAATTATTCAAAACTTGTTTGATAACACCAACTGTTTCTTTAACATCAGTTGATTCTGAAGCCATCATAAAAAGTTTTTGTTCTTTAACTAAGAACGGTCTAAATTTAACCGTTTTTCCCGTTGAAATCAATTTAGTTTCATATACGGGCACATCAATTTTTGGTAAAGCCATATTATATCCTCACATTTAAAATATTAATCTACTAACTGGTGTAATCAGTCTTTCACTAATTGAGTTACCAGCTTTGTCGAAGAATCTGGATGCTTTGTCTCCAAATAGTTGAGCTGCCGCAGCAGCAATATCATATTGACCAGAATATACCACACGGTATTTTTGGTACGCAAATTGAACCGTCAATCGGTGAAATCCTTCTTCAGACCATGATAATGGCTGAGCAGCAATGGAAATTGGATAAGCATCAATCATTTCCACCGCATAAATTTGTTTGATAAAATCATCATACTGAATAACCTTAATATTGGTCATGTAACCAGTACCAGTGTTACCGCCTTTTGGAAAACGCAAGTTGTTGGTATCAGATGGCATAATTGCATCTAACCAGCGGTCAAATAACTTGCGCTCATAGAATTCGTTTGTACAAACAAAATTAAGTGTGGTTTGTTGATACTGTGTTTGATATGGAACTAGAAATGTTGGTCCATAAATTTTAACAGGGGTTGTTATCAATTCTCTACCTGGCAATTCAGCACTTTCACATTGAAGTGCCAAATATCTGGACATAGATGCATTGCTAGTTTTAGATTGGCCGTCCGCAGATTCATTGCCTAAAATTTGATTAATAGCATCTGAAACATCTGTTACAATTGTTGTTGGTAGATTTAAAAGTTTTTCGAGTGCTGATGATTTAACGAAATCATTAACGTATTGTGGAATAGGAAGAATAACCTCGAAACGGTTGTTCTTTGCTAGACCATCTTTAGCTTTGATATTGGACAGAAATGATTGTGGTGTAAAAGCCATTAGAATTTTCCCTCTGAGTCGGCATAAACCTTACTTGTTGAAGCACCGACAAAACTTTCCATTGGTAATAATGCAGCTATATCCCACTCATCAGCTGTAATTTCCAAAAATCTGGAACCAACATGTGAATATAGATAACGTTTGATACATGGTTGCGCCTCAAATATCTTAGAAGCCGATGCCAATACGGCATAACTTAAACGCAATTTGGTGCTCTTATCAAAGTTTTTATTGGTCGCAAAACTACTCAATTTATCCAACAAAATCATCCGTTGCTTTGGGTGAATGTAATGTAAATTCAACCCTAAAAATCCGTCATTGTATTGTTCTATTGGTAGTACCAAAGGGAACCGGTCGTAGTATGGCAACGAAGCTTTCGTCTTGGGACTGTATGAATAGAAATACATTTTCCCAATTATGGTATTATCCTTTAGACGGGTTCTATCCTGTAGTAATGCTTGTCTTGTGGGATTCAATTCAGTTATTTTAGATTGAAGCCACGAGCGTGCTTGGTTTGTTCTTGGTGTCAAACCTTGTTTCATCAACGATTGATTTATTCTGTCTAATAGATATGCCATTGGTTATTTATATTAAAGTCCAAGTTCTTTTTCAGTCAATATTTGAAATTGCCATCCATGTTCCTTACAGAATAGGTCGGCCGCTCGCCACTTCTCTTGGTTAACGGCGTAAGTTGCCGCCTCTTGAATGAATCGTTTTGTCTGCCGTTTCTGTACTGGCATCTTGGTTTGAGCGTTTGGTTTGACCTCAATCATTACAGTTTTTATCAGGCCAGTTTTCACTTTGAGTTTTGCAACAAAATCAGGGTAATACTTGTGCATTCTGTTGTCCACTGGAGACTTGTAAGGAATTGATAATTCTTCGGAAGCCCACCAAATCACGTTTGGATTGTCATCAAAATATTTCATAACCCTGAGTTCCCACGAAGAACGATAAATGATGTTTGACGCATCTCCGTTATATTTCGCTGGGTTCTTTGGTTTGAATATTCCTTTGTATGTTTTATTTAAGGAAGTCATATAAATATATAGTAAATTCTATAGGACCACAAATGGCACTTTTCTCCTTAACGGACATAAATTTCAAACCGGACGCTACAAGAAATTTCAAATCATTGAATTCTTATAGTGTCGATAATAAAAGATATCCGATAGACCTTGGCGCAACAGATAAAGGACACTATATGATGTTTTTTATCAATGTCCAAAGACGAACACAATTTGAAGCTAATTATGATAACTCTGGTGCAAAACCAACAGTTCTTGCCAATGCTCAGAAAAATAACAATAATACATTGACTGGTGCACTAAGTAATGTGGGTGAAAAAATTAAATCTGTTGTATCATCTTCCATATCAGGCCTTGTAACAAAGGCTGATAATGAATATGTGAATAAAGCTAGTGATGCTTTTGGTCAAGAAATAAATGCTGGCTTTGGTAAATTGAAAGAAGGAAATCTTTTTCGTTCCATTAAAAGAACGAAAGATACAATTGCCTTGTATATGCCAGACACATTGAATTTTAATTATCAACAGAGTTATTCAGACGTTTCACTAACTGATGCTTTTGGTATACCGGGTGCGCTTGCTCAAGGTGCTGCGGCAGGTTTAGATGCTTACAATGATTATAAAGCAACAGGCAGAGTTAATCTTCAAAACATGTCTCCTTTTGCAGTTGCAGCTTTAACATCGAACTTTGGTGGTTCTCAAGGACCACTCTTTACTGCATTGACTTCGGCAACTGGTGGTGTGATTGCACAGAATCCACAATTAGAATTAATTTATAGTAAGCCACAATTTAGACAATTTAGATTTTCTTTTATGTTCTATCCAAGGAGTCAAAGAGAGGCTAGAGAAGTTATTGACATTATTGAAATGTTTAAATATCACCAAGCACCAGAATTATTGAATGGTACTTATGGTAGATTTTTAGTTCCACCATCTGAATTTGATATTCAATTCATGTACAATGGCCAAGAAAATGTGAACATTCCAAAAGTTTCAACCTGTGTACTAACCGGTCTAGATATAAACTATGCACCAACAGGTACTTTTGCAGCTTATGAAACAATTGATTCCAACTCACCATCAAAAGGCGGAACTGGTATGCCAGTTGGTATTGGTTTGGATTTGTCATTTACAGAAACCGAAATTATTACTAAAAATTATTACAATCCAACACTAAGACAAAACGCACCAAATCAATTTGATATTGCTAATGGAGGTGTTTAATATGGCAAAATACTTTAAACATTTCCCAAAAGTTTATTATACTCCAAACTCCGAAATGGAATCTTTGGATGTTTTAACTAACATCACAACAAGATTTTCTTTTGAACAGGAGTTTAAGAAAAACAGTTCTATTTACTATGAGTATAGTGTTGAAGATGGTGAAACACCTGAAATTGTTGCTGCTAAAATTTATGGTTCTTCCGAAAAACATTGGATTATTATGAATCTTAATGACATTGTTGATCCAATGTATGATTGGCCTCTTACACAAAGAAACGTTATTAAATACATTGAAGCTAAATATTCTGCCAATGCAGCTGCCGGTCAAACAGGTTACGAATGGGCGGTACAAACCACACATTCTTATTATCGAATTGAAACACAAACAGAACCAGTTTCTGGTATATCTACGATAATTAAAAAAGAAATCGATTCTGCAACGTATGCTAATGTTGCATCTTCAACAACAACTTATACATTACCTGATAGTAATACCATAACGATTGATATTGGCAAAGAGTTTAAAACATATTATGAATATGAAGTTGAAGCTAATGATGCTAAAAGGTCAATAAAAATTTTAAAACCTGAATTAGTTGATGTTGTTGAAAAAGAATTTAAACGTGTGATTGCTGATATCATTGTATGAACGAAAACCAATTGCTACAACCTACAGATTTTGATATTCAGAGATTGGATCTGGTAACAAAATTTGGTTCGGTTGATTTACGTGGCATGTTTGAAGAAATCAACCTGTATGATAGTATGTTGGCACCATGTGCAACCGGCAATATGTTGATTGTCGATGCTATTGGTTTATCACAAAAATTACTATTAGATGGAACAGAATATTTGTTGGTGGAAATTGACAAGGGTGATGGCCTTTTTCCAATAAAAAGAAAGTATCGTGTTCATAGCCAAACTGATAGAAAGACTATGAATCAAACCAGTGAGAGCTATATTTTAAAGTTTTCTTCGGAAGAATTAATTTTCTCTGAGCAACAAAGAGTCAGTCATTATTATGAAGGCACATATACTGAAATTATTTTGGCTATCATTAGAGATTATTTAAAACCTGATAATGTAACATTAACTGGTGTTTATGACGCTTCAAATGGTTTGAATAAGG